AAGGGACTGACGGCAGAACAAGCGTCCGAATGGGCATTTTCTTGGTTTGAACAGTCTGCCGATATTCCAGAGAAATCCCGACTTGGATGGTGTTTGGAAGCATATCGCGAATTATACCGGAAGATGCTTGAAATTGGAGATTTTAACGGTGCGGTCAAGTGTGTCTCAGAGATTCAAAAACTGAATAAAGGCGACATCAAAATTAAAAGCAATGTAGTTCCAGTAAAAGCAGAAACATGGACGGATCAACTGAGGAAATTGTCGTAAATGCCGAAGTCCTGGCAAAGTTCTTTGATTGCACTCCGCGGAGAGTTTGGCAGTTTGCAACAGAAGGACTGCCAAAAAACGAGCGTGGTGAATATCCGCTCATTGATTGCGTTGTTTGGTTAATACGAAAATTAAAGGGAAAGAATTCAAATATTGTCAGTATCGATGAAGCAAGGCAAAGGAAAATTAATGCAGAAGCATCACTTGCAGAATTAGCACTTGCAAAAGAACAAGATGGAACATTATCAATCTCAGATCATGGCGAAGTAATCGGATCGATAGGTGATACAGTCCGCGGTCGGCTTTTGGTATTGCCTTCAAAACTCGCGCCAGCTCTCGCGCTCGAATCAAAACAGGGACTTTGCAAACAAATTATAGAAGATGAAATCAGAAGCACTCTTGCAGAAATCGCAAGAATCGTATCAGACGACGGAAGCAGGATACCTGAAGGCAAAGGCGGAACGGAAAAAACAAGCAAAAAGGTTTCTTCCTCCGCCTAAATTATCGGTTGCAGAATGGGCGGACGCTGAGCGAATACTGTCAGCGGAAGCAAGTGCAATGCCTGGAGCTTTTGAAACGATAAACGCGGAATATCAGCGCGGGATTATGGATGCTTTCAGTGATCCGCAATATTCCGAAATCGTGGTTATGTCCGGTAGTCAGATTGGAAAAACTGAGATCATAAACAACATCATCGGTTATTTTATTTCGCATGATCCAGCTCCGATCTTGTGTATGCAACCGACACTCGAAATGGCTCAGACTTGGAGCAAAGACCGGCTTGCTCCGATGTTGCGTGATACTCCGGCTTTGAGAAACAAGGTTAAGGATGCGAGATCGAGGGATAGCGGAAACACGACTTTGCACAAACAGTTTCCTGGGGGTCATGTTACAGCTTGCGGGGCAAATTCTCCGGCTTCGCTTGCATCAAGGCCAATCAGAATTTTGCTTGCAGATGAGTGCGACCGTTATCCCCCTAGTGCCGGCGCAGAAGGTGATCCAATAAATTTAGGGAAACGTCGGACAAGTACATTTTGGAACAAGAAAGTTTTGCTGACTTCGACACCAACGATCAAAGGTGCTTCGAGGATTGAAAGTGCTTTCGAGGATAGCGACCAGCGATATTATAATTTGAAATGTCATGCTTGCGAATCGGCGCAGGTTTTAGATTGGGCGCAAGTCAGATGGGAAAAAGACAAACCGGAAACTGCAAAATATCATTGTTGTGAGTGCGATGCAGAATGGTCAGACATACAACGGAAACAGGCGATCCGCTCCGGAGAATGGATTGCCACCGCGCCATTTTCGGGAACAGCGGGATTTCATCTTTCAGGACTTTATTCTCCGTGGGTTGATATTGCGGAGCTTGCTAAGTTGTTTTTGGAATCAAAGCATACCGGACAGGAAGCTCTGCGAGTTTTCGTTAATACCGTTCTGGCGCAAAGTTGGGAAGAAGATGAAGGCGACGGCGTTGAAACGAACGACATTATGGCTCGAGCTACTCACTTTGAAACGCCATTGCCTGATTCGACTATCGGCGTTTTATGTGCAAGTGCGGACGTTCAAGCCGACCGAATCGAAGTTCTTATTAATGGTTACGGATCGAACAATCAAATTTGGATTGTCGGTTTTCAGATTTTTTACGGTTCTCCGAATTCCGAATCATTATGGAACGAAGTTGAGGAATATCTTAAAACGACTTGGCCACATCCGTCCGGAAACGATTTAAGAATTACCAGGTCGTTTATTGATTCAGGGTATGAGACCGGTGCAGTTTACAAATTTTGCAAAAGACTTGAGGCGACTGGTGTTCGCGCAATTAAGGGCATAGGTGGGATTAACAGGGCTGAGGTGGGCAGACCAACCAAATCTAATACAACGCGGTGCAACGTTTTTCCGCTGGGAGTTTCTACGCTGAAAACGCAAATACTTGCGAGACTGAAAATTGATGATGTAAATGATTCGGGGTATGTACATTTTCCGGATTTTTTAGATGAAGAATTTTTCTTGCAATTGTCTTCAGAGCGACTTGTCAAACGATATAAGGCTGGAATACCACGAATGGAGTTCAAGCGGTTGCGTCCTCGCAATGAAGCACTTGACTTGATGGTTTATAACCTAGCCGCTTTTAGGTCGCTGAACGCGAATATGAGCATCATTCAGAAGAAATTATCAGAAGTCAGAAAAAGCGAACCAAAAAAACAATTTAATCCGCGTCCGAAATCTTGGGCGACAAACTGGTGATTTATGGCAGATTTATTTGATAGTGACAATTACCCAACTACGGAACCGGAGGTTTTAGTCATCGGTGATAGATGGGTTTGGAAAAGAACGGATCTCGGTTCGACATACGCGCCGAGTTCATACGCTTTAAGTTATCGCGCAAGATTGTTAGGCGCGGGAAGTACCAATTTTTCGTTTACTGCTTCCGAGTCTGGGACTGAATACATAGTTGAGGTTGCGAGTTCCACTACTACCAATTACACGGCTGGAACATACGCGTGGAATATGTACATTACACGATCCTCGGACTCGGAGCGTATTGCATTGGACAGTGGTAAGTTTGAGGTTAAAACAAACCTTGTCACTTCTGAAGCTGATCCACGAACACATGCGTCGAAGATGGTCGATCATCTTGAATCGACACTGCAATCATTAGCACAAAAATTAACAACTGCATATTCAATTTCAGACCGGTCGAATACATTGCGATCTATGGATGAAGTCGAAAGTCAACTGAACATATATCGCGCGAGAAAAGACCGCGAGATTATGAAAGATCGCGCAAAGTCTGGTCGTCGAACTGGTCAAAACATTTTAGTGAGGTTTTAAATGAGCTGGTATAAACCCTCAACGTGGGGAAAGACCGAAGAACGCCGCCGGATTCCCTATCGTAGAAATTATAGCGGCGCAAACACTTCAAGACTATTTGCAAATTTTCTCGGAAATTCTTCAAGTGCAGATAAGGAAATCAGACCGGCACTTCGGAAGATGCGCGACAGAGTAAGGCAACTGTCAAGAAACGAACCGATCGCGACAAAGGCATTGCAGATATATCGAACACAAGTCGTCGGTGATAAAGGACTTCGATTACAGGTTCGAGCAAGAAATTTACCGACTAAGGATAAACCAAAAGGAAGTCTCGATGTTTCTGGCAACGATATTGTCGAAACACTCTGGAAAGAATTCTGCCAGAAAGGTGTTTGCGAAATCACCGGTCGTCACTCATTCATTGATTGTCAACAATTAGTCATCGAGGGTTTGATTCGTGACGGCGAAGTCTTGGTTAAACATGTTCGAGGTGCAGACAACAAATTCGGATATGGACTGCAATTTCTTGAACCGGATTATCTCGACGAAGAATATAACCAGACTTTGAATAACGGCAACCGAATTGTGATGGGTGTGGAGCTGAATAAAGTAAATCGGCCGGTTGCTTATTATCTATTCAATGGCGCACATCCGCACGATGAAGTCGGCAAGACTGCCGGACGCACCAGAGTTCCAGCGTCAGATCTTTTGCACATCTATCGTCCGGATCGCGCACAACAGACTCGCGGTGTTTCGGCATTTCATTCGGTGATGGACAAAATCCACATGTTGAATGGATATGCTGAAGCGGAGCTCGTTGCTTCGAGATTGTCTGCATCGAAACCGCTTGTCTTAGAAACTCAGGACGGCGCGGGATTTGTCGGTGACAGTTACGATGATGAGGCTCCGGAAATGTTAGCTGAAGCTGGAACGATCATGCAACTGCCAGGTGGGGTTTCTTTGAAATCCGTGGACACCGATCATCCTAATTCAGCGTACGCGGAATTTCACAAAGCAATGCTGAGAAGTATCGCAACCGGACTCGGTTTGGATTACGTCACTTTGAGTTCTAACCTGGAATCGGTTTCATACAGTTCGATTCGATCCGGAACGATTGAGTCACGCGACAATTATCGAATGCACCAGCAATTCTTGATCGATCACTTTGCTTTGCCAGTATTTAAAGAATGGTTAAATATCGGTATGACAGCGGGAGCAATACCGTTTCCGATGGAAAGATATAACAAATTTGCAAACAACGCATATTTTCGACCAAGGGGCTATAGCTGGGTTGATCCAGCTCGGGAAGTACAGGCAAATATTAACGCATTGCAGAATGGATTTTTAACCTTTTCTGATGTTGCACAAGCAGTTTCAGGACGCGACGTTGAAGAAGTATTTTCGACATTGCAATCGGATCTGGAAATGGCGGAACGTTACGGAATAAAAATCAACATTGAACCGCTCGGAGCTAAAAATCCGGCACAACCAAAGGTAGATGATGGAACAGAAATTAACGAATGAAGAACGAAAAAAGTTTGAAGACCTTGAGACACGGACGATCGCGCTGGAGTTCGAAAGAGCAAAAGGCGAGGAAGATGAGCGCACGGTCTCATTGTCTTTCGCATCCGAGGAACCGGTCATGCGTTCATTCGGGTGGGAAATTTTAAGTCACAAAAGCGAGGACATTGATTTGAAGTTCTTTGAATCGGGTCGAGCTCCTTTGCTTTTAAATCATAATCCAGAAGTCCAGATCGGCGTAATTCAGTCGGCATCTTTGGATGAAACGGCACGAAAGTCTCGCGCCGTGGTTCGCTTTGGAAAAAGTGATCTCGCATCCGAAATCCTTGCAGACGTAAACGACAAAATCCGGACTAATATCAGCGTTGGCTATTCTGTTACCAATTTAGAGAAGCAGGATGAACAGCGTGACGGTGTGGACGTTTATCGTGCCAGTTTCGAGCCGATGGAGTGTAGTTTAGTCTCCATTCCGGCAGACAGGACAGACATTGGAATCGGACGCGCCGAAATCAAACAACCAATTATTGAAAAAAAAGTTATGGAAACTAAAACTGAAATAGTAGCGGAAACGCCGAATGTCGATGCCGAGAAAGTGAAGGCAGAAGCACTCGCGGAACGCGCTAAAGAAATTAAGGAAATGCAAGCTCTCGGAGTTCGACACAATTTGCGGAATTTCGCAGATGAATGCGTCGCGAATGGAACGGACTTGTTTTCCTTCCGTGAAAAGATGCTAAACAAGATTGAGTCAAAACCTTTATCTTCGCTGGATGATCCGGTGGACATTAAGCCAAAAGAAGCGCAACGGTATTCGTTTTTGAAAGCGTTGAATGCCGCAAGTCGCGGAAATTGGGATCAAGCTGGTTTTGAGGCAGAAATGTCTCAGGAGATGGCGCATAAATCTGGCAAAAGACCGCAAGGATTTTATGTTCCGGATTACGCGTGGCGTTCTGATCTTTACACATCAAAACGCGAGCTCGTAGTAGGAACTGACGGAAGTGGGGGATATTTCGCACCTAGTCAACAATTAGGCTCAGAGTGGATCAATGCACTCCGTGCAAAGATGGTTTTATCTGATCTTGGAATGAGAACGATGTCCGGACTAACGACAAAAGTTCAGATTCCAAAAGTATCGGCTGGAGCGGCGGCGGCTTTCGTTGCTGAGTCTGGTGCGGTTTCAGATCAAACTATGACGACTGCACAAATAACTCTGCAGGCTAGGACACTTGGGGCCAGATCAAGTGTCAGCAGATTATTATTAATGGAGTCCGACCCATCCATAGAACAGATCGTCAGAGACGACCTGGTTGCCGCCATCGCATCGAAGATACAGGATGTGATGATTGAAGGCTCTGGATCAAACGAGCCAACAGGCGTCACTAAAACGACCGGTGTGGGTGCAATAAATGTTGGAGATAATGGTGGCCCCCCAACTTGGGCATTAATTACGAATTTAGTAAGAGAGGTCGAAGTCGATAATGCGGTTCTGAATGAATCCACTCTTGGTTTTTTGACTAATCCAAAACTAAAATCGAAAATGGCGCAAGTTGCGAAAGTTAGTAGCTCAGATTCCGTGATGCTTCTTAACGATCCGTGGTCGAGTTTATACGGCTATCCTATTGTATTTACTACGGATTGTCCTTCTAATTTAACAAAAGGGACAACATCGGGAACTTGTTCAGCTTTAATTTTCGGAGACTGGAGCCAGCTTATACTGGCCTCTTGGAACGCAAGCCCAGATGTGCTTGTCGATCCATATTCTTCAAGTTCGGACGGAACTGTTCAGATTGTCGTATTTTCAGAAATCGATGCGTGCGTTCGGAATGCGCAAAGTTTTGCAATAACAGTCGATTACACAACAACGTAATATGAAGATTAAAATTACGCGAGCGTGTGGAATTAAAGGTGAGTGTCATGAAGTCGGAGCGTCAATCGACGTTGACGATGAAACCGCTCACCAATTAATTGCAATGGGAAAAGCCGCCAAGCATATCGGCGGTTCTCCTGAAAAGAAACATCAATCGAAGAAAGGCAAGTCATGAAAATATTGATTCTTGAAAATGTTGAATTTGAGGGTCGAAACTTTGAGAAAGGTACAAATGTTCTCATGGTCTCAGATGAAGCAAAGCGTCTATGTGATACAGGCAAGGCAACGCCGGAAGATACAAACCGATCCGTCGGTCTGGATTCTTCGAACGTTGAACCGCCAACTAAACGCGGGAAAAAATAATCATGGCAGTCGAGACAGATGCGATGCGGTTGGAATTCCTCGAAGATTGGGGAGATACAGCCGCTTCGTTTGGTGATACGTCGGCAGGTTCTTCAGCTACAATCACGGCACTTTTAAGCAAGGCATATTTTGCTGAGAGCATCGGAGATCAAACTGTTGAATCGTCTCAGCCGGTCGCTTTGGTTCGATCCTCGGATGTTCCGAGTGTTGTCCAGGGTGATACGCTGACAATTTCATCGGTCGGTTATACGATTGTGGAGGTGATGCCAGACAATGAATCGATGACGCAACTGCGCTTGAGGCTGAGCTGATGGCACATTTGCGACAATCAATTCGTGAAAGGGTTGCGGCGGACGTTACAAGTTTAGTGACAACTGGCGCAAATGTTTTCCAAAGCCGTATTTTTCCGGTGGAGGATTCAAAACTTCCGTGCTTGTTAGTTTATACAACAAGCGAAGATTCTGAGGTCACGGAAATGGCTTCGCCACGTCCAATGACTCGGATTCTAAATGTGGTTGTTCAGGGAGTTGTTTCGGCAACTCAACCGGACGACACGCTCGATTTGATTTCGAAAGAAGTTGAAGTCGCGCTTGCGGGTGATGTTTCAATAAACAGTCTCGCGAATAATAGTTTCTTGTCTTCGACAGAAATTGAATTTAACGCTGACGGCGCAAAGCCGATCGGCACGGTGATACTGAACTTTTCTGTTGAGTATCGAAACTTGGACAATGATCCAGAAACAGCAATTTAATTAATAATATCAAGGAGTTATATGGCTACGTATAAAGGGCAAG